TCGCTTGTGGTGTTGGGGTTGGCAGTAAATTGCTCATTGCTAAGTCCGTTAGTTTGCATTGCCCTTCCACTCCATTGTTGCTCTTTACCCTGTTGTTCCCAAATACAGTTCTTGGTTCTTTCGGTTCTATTGTTTCTGTTACGGTTGGAGTAGGCAACAAACCAAACCCTATCTCTACGGTGCGGAGCGTTTGCGGCACAAGCTGGAAGTACAAACGGGAAAACCTCGTACCCTTCATTTTCCAAATCAGTCTGCACTTCGTGGAATACCAATCCCCTGTCCCAACTAATGAGGCCGCTAACATTTTCACCCACAACGTAGGTCGGCTGAATCTCCCTAATTGCTCTAAGCATCTCAGGCCAGAGGTGGCGGTCATCAGCTTTCCCCTTTCTTTTACCTGCAATTGAGTATGGCTGGCAAGGGAATCCTCCGGTAAGAATATCAATGGTGTTTGCATATTTAGTAAAGTCTGATTTTGTAATATCTGTAAATAATTCAGCATTAGGCCAATAATAATTTAAAACTTTTTGACCAAATTCATTCCACTCACAATGAAAAACATTTTCCCATCCCATCCATTCGGCAGCAAGATCAAACCCACCAATCCCTGAAAACAAACTAGCATGGGTAAAAAGTTTCTCTGTCATAAAGTATATAATGCTTTTAATTGTTTTGAATTTTTGGATAAATTATGTTTGCTATTTTCTTAGCTGATTTTAAAGATACTCTCCATTCCCATAACCATTGTGTAAAAGATGGGTTATCTATTCCTTGTTGCCAATTTGCAGTTCCGTATAGCTTTATTATAAAAATTATTTTTCTCATTTCTTATTATTTTTAATGTGGGATTATTGTACAAAAGGTACTTTCTAATGAACCTTTAAGATGAATATCAAGTATAGGTAATAGTTGCCCTAATTTAGTTATTGACTTTGTGTATTTGTAGTAAACCATTGTAAAGCCATTTACTATTTTACTTTCAACCAATTCCAGTTCTGTATCATCCGAAGTAAACCTTATTCTTTGTGGATAGTTAACTACCGGAGCAATTGGGGCTGAAACTCTTTTAGACTTTGCCATTAATATTTATTTTCAGGTTCAACCATTTCAATCATTTCTCCTTTATGAATGGCTATTACTAATTTTTCTATTGTATCTTTTTGTTCCTGACTACATTCAATAAGATGAAGAAATATATTAGAGTAAAGTAAAGCATCAGTTTTTACTATTTCAGAATCAAATGCAGCTTTCCCTTTTTCAGAAGTAATGGATAGCTTACATTGTCTTTCATTTGCTTCAAGCCTATTGAGAAGTGTGTTTATAAATCCTACTTCATTACCATTACATAAACTTTTAGCATACTGTAAATAGTTCTTTGCTATGTTTTGAAACTGTAATGCGGTTATTATTGTATCTGCTATTTCTCTTTTCATGGTTAAAATGGGTTAGGAACGTCAAGATTAAATTGGGTATTATCAAAGCCGCCGATGTTGCCTTTCTTGTCAATACTTAAATTACTTGCCGTGTATAGGTCAATCTTCTCTTGCTTTGGCTCTCTAGCTTCGTGCCATTTATGTACAGGGTCTATAGGAACGCCGCCCATTTCAAGCCTTTCTAAAAAAGCACATCCACTCCTATACATTTCAAACTTTACCGGAATATCTAGTGCTGTAGGTCTGCCACCAGTTTCCGTATCTTTTATCTTTCTAACGTGCAGTTCAGTTATCATCCATTCTGTTGGGTGTTGAGTTATCCTGTGTATAGTTAAAAAATCGTCTGCCTTGTTTGCTACTTTTTGCCCACCTTCTGTATCTGCTTTATTGGGGGCTAATGGATATTTCTTTTCCCCGTCCTTTGCTCTTGCCGCCGCTGTTACTGCGTGGTGGTTTACCGTCCACCCAAAGTCTGTCTGTTGACCATAAGATTTTATTTCACTCAATGCCTCATAGTGATATTCATGCGTATTTAGTTTACTAAATCCACTTAAATCTATTTTTAAAGAGTTGTATGGGTCAATCATGCCAAAGGTTATATCAGGGTATTTATTCCTAGCTTTCTTTACCATGTTGATTATGTCCTTGTAATTAAACAAATCTTCCTGTGCCTTTATCGGATAAAAGTGTTCAACCACAAACTGTCTTGCAATTTGATATTCGGTATCATTCATGGCAAACTTCCCATATAAAGGTTTACCCCAATAAAACTGAATCATTTTACGCATGAATGAGCCTATCGTATTCTCACTTGAAAATATAACTCCCTTCCATCCATGATACATAGCAGCAAGTAAATACAGATACCACATAAAAACTGACTTGCCTGTATTATCAATGCCATTAGTCATTACCAGATTTCCTCTCTTATGTAAAAAATGTTCGTCCAAAGAAGGAAACCCTGTAGTTAATCCCATCTGCAATGTTCCCTCACGCACCTGTTTTAAATACGGGTCAAAATCCTGCGGCTGCGCTAAAAAAGACAAATCATCGTCATCTACACTAACCCTTGACTGAATTACTCTTGTGCTTTGGTACTCCTTCTTTTCTGTAGTCTTCTTTTCGCCATAACCCATTTCTATCAATCTTGTCGCTGCTGCACTCCAATCTTTTTTGCATTCAAGTACAGAAAACACTGCGTATGGTCTGTATGCTTTTTGCGGCTCAAATTCAGTGCTTGTGGTGAATACGCTAAACCACCCTTTTTCATGGTCGAAGTTACCGCTACTTTGAGCATCTGTATTGCCGGGACGAAGCAGGATAGTCTTATTGCCTTTATTGCCGACAACTTTCCATCCGTGACTTTGTAAAAGAGCAACCACATCCCCCCGTTCATTGTAATCATCAAATGGGCTTAATCCTTTGGTTTTTTCAATCTTATAACTTTTAGGAACTATTATTTCCTCAAATACCTGATTGAATTGCCTTGCTACACTATGAAGTGTATCTCTTTCTTCCGATGATATTTCAGAGATAGAACACAAGTCCCCATAAATCATTTTATAGCCGCTTGTTGGGCTGCAAACTATTTGGCCTCCCAACCCTCTAGTTTCAAATAAAACACGAACCTTATCGTTCTCTTTAGCTTTGTTTGCAATTTTAACTGCGTCTGCATCCCCTTTATTATCCAAAACTGCTGCGCCATAACTTTTCTCATAAGTATCTAGCCTCTCTGCATCTGTAGTATGCCTGTTAGCTAGTTTCAAATTGCCCTCAATCTTTGAACACCTGTAGATTAGGTGATACCCATTGTTTTTTGTTTTCTGAACGACAAGTTTCTTTAATAGTTCAGGTGCTACATCTTGTACTATTCGCTTATAGTTATCAAACAAATTACCCGTAAGGTCATATTTGCAGTCAATATCAATGACTTCTACATTACCTGATGGCTTGCCACAAACCAATCCAACCCCCCAGCAATCGCTTAAATCATACTTCGTAATTGCAGATTGCCAATTCTTTACTTTTGGAACTTTTCTATCGTCAACAGGTATAAATTGAAGTCCAACTATATCGTTAAGGTCATTGTAGTTGGTATTAGTACCCATCAATTATGTTTTTTAAGTGGTTATCTAACATAGTTCTTAAAGTCTTGTACGTACTCAATACCCTGCTTATATAGTCAACTGAAATGTACTTGCCAAAAATTTCAGTAGCTATAATATCTGAACCTGACGGGTACTTTAACCCACATTTGCAATTAAGGTTAAATGCTAATACTAATTCGCACATAGTCAAATCTCCGTACCCAAAATTATTTAGGTGCATGACTAATTCCTTTGAAAGCCTATCTGCAAAGAAATCATCTTCCGGCAGTCCGTGTCCAGAAATTACAGAAATGGAAACTAACACATCTTGCAAATCAGCTAGTAAGTCATCTGTAGGCACTTGCGAAATAGATAATCCAATTGACCTTGCTTCAATTATTTTTAAATCAATTTTGGTTGCCTTGTACTGTTCGCTTAACTCTTTCAGACCATATTGACTTCCCCTGTGAGTTATCACCATCGAGTTGCTTGTTATATTCTCCATTTTTTAAATTATTTTTTCCTTGTTTAACTATAGTATTCTTCTTATTAACAGTATTAGCATTATTGTTTGTGTCCGTCTGTTGTACTGTTTGCTGTCCGTCTGTAGTCCTGTTTGCTGTATTGTTTGCTGTACCGTTGTTTTGATACTTTGAGTAATTAAGTATTGATATTAAGGTAGTTACGTTATTCTTTTGCTGTACTATTTGTCCATCTTTTTGTAGTATCAAAAGAAACCTTAACACCTTGCCTCTCGACCACTTCCATCTTTTAGCTAAAGTCTCACTTGTGTAGCCTGTTTGTCCCCTTAATATCTTAACCCGAATACCTCTTATTATTATGTAATTTTCATCATGGTTTGCAAGTAATATCAAATCAATCCATGCCATATTTCTACAGAATGGTTCGCTAAAATAGCTCTTGCTCTCCATCATTTGCCTGTGAATACTTACCCAACCTGCCATTATCTCAATAGGTTTTCTAATGATGAAATGCGCTTAATGATTGCGTCACGTATTGGCTGTTTCAAAGTCATGTTAGTAGAAGCCCATTTCAAATAGGATAAGTCTTCTATATCATGGATATATTTACCCACGTATTTACCAAAATAAAACTTAGGTGGCTCTTTCTCTTGAAGTATGAACTTTATGTAGCAGTTGCAATGGTTACACATTGCCTTTACATGAGGGCCAGAGTTTACGACATAAAATTCGTTGGTTGTACCGCACCGTTGGCAGATTACTTCTCCCATAGTCTATTGTTTTTAAGCCTGTTCCGATGGTGTGGGTGTCGCAAAAACAAATTTACAATGCCATAAAAGCGGAGTAAAAGTCCACGACCACCGGAACAAGCCGTTATAAAAAGTTAGGTGAAATTGTGATAAGCTGGCATTAGAGTAATTAAAATTTGTTTTTGCTTCTGTAAATGTAGATAAAAACTATCAATCAATAATCACTTTGGTAAAATATTTTCTCAATGCGTGGTGTAGGTTACTCTTTTTTTACATTTTTTGGCATCCAAAGTTCTATTTTTACTGGCTCATATATATCGAACATTTTACGCACAAACCAGCACTTTAGAAAGTTATCGTAATATCCTGGCCTTTTCTTCCCTTTATATTTGATATGTACTTCATTTGATAAATTATCTCCATCAAAAGATGGCATATAGTCTTTTACACTTATCCATTGCATAACTTTTAGGTTTTAAAAGTGAAAAAAAATACGGATTGAATATGGGTGTATGGGATTGGGGTTTTCAAGGAATAATTATGTTATGTTACCGAAAAGGTCTATTTGAACTAATTCTTTACTAAAGTCAACAATAGTCTTTCCTTCCGGTATCTTTTCTGTTTGAGTTATAGAAGGCATTAACTGATAGCATTCAGCTTGTCTATTTGTTGAGGTAGGGAGAGTGTAGCCAGCTTTATAAACCATTTCTCTTCTAAATAATTCCGATAGCCTACGATTTACTGAAACTTTATCCATGCCAGCCACTGATGCTATCTGCTCGTAATTACCCACTTTGATTTTACCCAAAGCCTCTTTTATTTTAGCCCAATGGGTTTCCCTCATATCTGATTCCTTTACTGACTTATAAGCTGCAAGGCTTGTTTTTGGGACTTCTCTTTCCATTGTGATTGTATTTAATTGGTTAGTTATTTTACATTGTATTTAATTTTACTTGCACTCACCAACAATCTTTATATAAATTTACAGTAAGCTCCACTAATCCTGTAATTGCACCTAATATAAAAATAACAGGAGTGATTAATATTAAAGATGGCCTTCTAATCCATTTTCTTTGAACTTTATCTAAGGGTTGTTTAAGGTCATCAAAAAATGTATTTTTCATGTTTTATTTTTTTAATTGGTTATGGTTGGTATTGTAGTTCCTCTCCGGCTAAACTAAATATTAAATTTTGCAGTAAATGAATTGTTTTAGGTACGCTTTCCATTATACACCATGATTTAAAATAAGTTCTGCCATTTTTGTACATATTACTAGGCATGTGTATAGACAATTTATTTAAATCGCAAGTAAATTCACCAATTATGAAATTGCATTTTTTTAATACATGTGTTGTTACTTCAACAGGCACAAAATCTTCAAGTAAAGACTTGCCTGATTGAAAGTTGCCATCTCCTGAAATCTTATACCATTGTACAAACCATGAGCATTCTTCAAATAATATAAAATCTACTCTTACAACATCATTGCTGTCATCATCAAATTTAATGATGCTTCCATGTCTTAGTTCTGATAGATTAATCATAGTAGTTAATTTATAGTTTTAGTTTTTTATGTAATAGTATCTTTTCCCGAATATCCACACAATAAATCCTCCAAGACCGGCAGACTTCATAACTTTAGTCACTAATTTATCAGAGCCAGTTTGCTCTTTATCAGTAAATATATTTCTTACTGAATTGGTAGCTTTTAGCTTCAGTTCAGAAGCCACTTGCAATTTTGTTTTCCCTGTTTTATCAAGCGACTTTTTAAGGTGTTCTTTAAATGACACATAGTCTACTTGTTTATATCCTGTAATTGGTATCATATCACAAAGGTAATGGTATTAAGATTACAATTCCAAAAAATTATATCATTATTTTTATGAAAAAATATTTGGCGGTGTCGTTTCTTTGTATATCTTTGTTATCGCAATGGAGATTGTGTCATGTTGCAAAAGTTAAATAAGAATTACTAAAATTAACTTTACGAGCAAAAAGTTAAATAAGTGGGGTATAAAAAGGTGATAATTAACAGCGTTGTAGCAATTACGGCTAACGTATCGGGGCTTTGCGTAGTAGCCCTTAGTAGAAACTTAAAATTAACCACGACACTTTATAGGGCTATTACGCAAAACCCTTGTTATGTGCCGTTATTATTCGCAAGATGAAAGCAGAAATGAAAAAGATATTGAAGGAACAAGGCAAACTTGACCTTTACACAGATGAACGATTTGAGCAGGTTAAAGCCGTAATGAAACACGGAATGACCAAAGACGCTTGGTTGAAAAACTATCTGTCATTAGACCCACTAAATAAGGCTCAATGGTGTGCAGACCACTTGGTCAAGTTTGTTGAGGGTGGTCACCTATAATGGCACATAACGAACAGGGCTTGCCGCCTGTTTGGGAAATTCAGTGAACATCAGACCAGCATATAGGTGAAGCCAAATAGAAAAGTGAAGATGAGTTTTAGGGTCAAGCCCCAATAGCGGCAAACCCCTTGTTAGTTTTTGTTTTTTTTCTGTGCTGCGGAGCATCTCTTTAAATTATTATTAACGTCAAAATAAATATTATGCAATACTCACCGAAATTGAAAAAAGTAATGGAGCAAATAAAAGACATTCTAAAGGAAAATGATATAGCCGCCTTTGTTGTTTTACATACTCCCGGACATTCTGAATGTTTAAACCATGTGCAAACTTCTTATTCGTGTGCAACTGTTTTGCCCGAAGGGATAAGGCTGCGTTTAAAAGAAAGTGAAATTGGTAAAGAGAAAGCAATGTTTTTAGCAGATGGCACTTTCAATATGATTACCCATTTAACAAATGCGATTGCTGCCAATGCAGAATTATACATTGATTGCCATGAAAAGCTAAAAACGAAATGGAACGGCAGTTCAAGCGATGGTGGACATACTTCACATAATCAACAAAACAATTAATATGCTACCAACATCATTTAAAGGCTCAAATTTCGTATTCACAAAGCCGCAGGGCTGGACGGATGAACAATGTATGGATTTGCCCGTATTCAAAGGCAATGCAAAGGATGAAGATGGGTTTGAAATGCCTGTTATTATTTCCTGTTGGAAATTGTCAAAAGAAGATTTGGAAGAAATACAAAAGACTGGTTGTGTTTATCTGTCAATTACGGGAACTGGTATGCCACCTGTAAGCCTGTTCACGGAAAGCCCATTTGTCGGAACCGATGCTGAATAATGAACGAAAAGTGTGGCGTGGGAGAAAAAAATAGAAACTAACGTTTGCGGCTTTG